TCTTTGGCCATGTTGCCGAATGACGGTGGAGGGGTCAGGAGGATAGCGTCAATCGTACCGAGCTTGATGTTTTCAGCAAGCAATGTGTATGCTTCGCCCTCAATCTGTCCGATAAGGAGGAGTTTTAGTGGTGTGCCGGGTTGGATGTTGACTGACTTGGCCACGTTATTTACAACTTCAACAGCGTCAGAACGAGAACGAAGTGGTTTGATAGACACAACAACCAATGGGTCATTGAGTTCTTTCTTACCAACTTGGAGTCCTTGGAAGCCAGACTGGAGATAATAACCATCTACGTACTCACACTCGACATTATTTACTGGGGCTTTTTCCGCAATGATACCGCCGTCGTCACCGACACGCTCTACGGCCTTGGCAATCATTTCACCGATAAGAGGGTCGCCTGCTGAGACGGTAGCGACGTTGACCAACTCACCATCCTTAACGGGGCGGTGGAGGGTGTCAAGTTTTTCAAGGACTTTCTCACGGTCTTCCTTGAGAGTTGCGCTGACATCCATTGGGTGCTTGCCTGCTGCGAGAGATTGAGCAGCGTTCTTTAGTAGGTTGTAGCCGAATACTACGGTTGCAGATGAAGCATCGCCGACAATACGGTTGGTTGTCTCGCTGGCTTCATTCAATACTTGTGCGCCCATGTTCTTTGCTCGGTCGCTGAAATAGGTTGCACGAGCGATAGTGATGCCGTCTCTCGTGAGGACTGGTCGGCCAAACGATTGCTCGATGAGCGCATTTTTACCTTTAGGGCCATAAGATACTGCTACGGTATCATAAACCGCTTTTGCACCTTCAAGTAGTTTTACTCGTGCCTCTTCTTCTGATAGTACAATCTTGTTTTCTTTGGTTGTTGCCACTATTTTATCCCCTTTAATTGTTTGATAGCTTCAGTAGTTGATTCAAAGTCTTTTATTGCCTCGTCTGCATATTTTGACATCTTCTCAAGTTGCTCAGAACTATGGAATATCATTTCTCCAGCAACCGCACCCTTACTACCGGATAGACCCATTTGATAATGGTACTCTTCTCCTCTTTTTCCATCTCTATATTGTGCTTCGATGAACACACTATCTTTATCATCTAAATCAAATATGTAGTCAATTTCTAGCTTAAGATTTTTTCGGTTCATCATACACGGAAACTCCCGCTGCGAACATCGTCCACCATCTTAGCGGTTGCTTCGTCTGCATCATCGTAGGCGATAATATCTGTTAAGTTAAGTAGTACGTATTCCTTACCGTCTGATTCAAAGCGACGACCCTTATCTTGCAAAGCTTCCCAATACACGACCTTGCCGATAAGGTCTGTGTAGAACTCATGGACTTTCTTTAAACCAAACTCATCGGTCAGTGAGCTATCGAAAGCAAATGAGTGAAACCCGAAGTACAGCATGTGGTCTTTCGTTGGGACTTCCTCAAGAATGCCACTCTCACGACCTGTTGCGTTTGACGCTCCCATGAAGCCGCTGTCTGCAACTCGCACTAAACATTTGTCTACTAATGGATGTATGGCCATATTATCTCCTAAAAAGCTTAAAAGAAGGAGAAACGTCCGCTACAGTCGTTTCTCCTTCACTTAGTCCTTTTATAGATGTAGCGGAAAACATTGTGCCTGTATTTTATCGCATTAGCGTTTTAGAGTCAATATTCCGCTAGCCTTTTAAACTTAATAATGGTAAAATCCAAGAAGCGGAGTCCCCCCAAGGGACTTTATTTTATTTATGGAGATTGTATATGCCATCGGTGGTGGAAAGACTAGCAACATTAGAACAGCAACAAAAAGATATGGGCGAATCCCTTGATAAAGTTGTTGCAACCACGGATAACATCGAACGTACATTAAATGAATTGATTGGTGCGAAAAAAGTACTTATGACCATCACTGGCGCAGTCGCAACCATCGTCTCTATCGTCATTGCATGGCTTGGAATAAATAGGCATTAGTGTTAAAATGCAGGCAAGGAACGCTATATATGAGTGACCCGATAAAAGACATCATCGCCATCGCCGTCATCTCGGCTGTGGGATATGGTCTTATCGTCGGGTTTCTTTTAATAGCCGTCTTAAGCATGTTTGGGGAGATATAATGAGCTACAACTATGATATAAATCGCAATTCACCAAACTGCACACCAGAGAGCCAATCTCGTGCTGTGTTTGGGCAACCACGAGTCATAAAGGGAATAACAATTCACTGGTGGGGTAACCCTGCAACGAATCCTTCTTTTGCCGGTGTGCGAGATTACCTCTGTAGGGCAAACGGCAATACATCAGCTCATCTTGTCGTATCAGGGACAAACAGACAAGTTGCTTGTATCGTCAACTACAATGATGTAGCGTGGCACTCTGGTAATGCAGTAGGTAACGCAACGACTATCGGTATCGAATGTGACCCACGTTGCCGTGATGAGGACTATGACGTAGTCGCTGAAGTTGTAGCAGATATACGCTCTGCCTTTGGTGATGTGCCTATCTACTCTCACAACATGTGGACAAGTACAGCCTGCCCCGGTAATTACGATATTGAACGTATTGATAAACTTTCCTATACAAAATATAGTGCTGCTGAATGGGGTAAAGGTGGGGACAAGACTCCACAGCAAATCCCAACACCGCTTCCTCCTGCTCCAGCGCCGAAACCACCAACACCATCACAAGAGCCGTCTCCCACAACTCAGGATTCAAACGGCAAACCACTTCCCGACACAGGTGTTTCAGTGGCCAATAAGCACGACTATTCAGAAGAGAACAATACCTTACTTAAGCAAATCCTTGCCATCGTGAAAGCGATACTAGATAAATTAACAGGAGTATTCAAATGAGACAATTTATTTTAGAACTATTAGCGACCATCAACGACCTCAAGCCGTTTGTAAAGGCACTTGTGGCGTTTTTCGCCGGTGTACTCCAAGTAGCGGCTCTATACTTTACATTAAGCGGAGATGGTAACTTATCTGCACAAGATGTCACGGCGCTCATTAACGCAACATTAGTTGCTTTAACAGGAACAGGGCTAGTCTACGCTCTGCCAAACAAAAAGGGCTGATATGGCGTGGGGCAAAAAAGAAGAAGCCCCTGAAGAAAATGCCTTTGCGTCCCAAGGGCAAGCCTCATTTCCACCGATTTATGAAGACTCCAAAGTACTTGGAGATTTTTCAGATGAGCAACGCTGGCCAACCAGAAAGCTAGAGGGACGATTAAACCGTTATTTAGAGTTCCTGAACCACGACGACCCAATGCCCCGTGCCAGAGAAGGCGCACGACGTATCGTGGAGCATATCATGTTTGAGTTACTGTACCGTGAAGGTGTGTATAACGTAAACGAGGGTGAGGAATATGGAAGCGAAGATACTGTTCTGGGACACTGAGGTAAGCAGGGCGGTAGTCGCTGGCTACGGCACTAAATGGGATTTTAAAGTCGTGAAGATAATTAGACCACAACAACTTATGTGTTACGCCTATCGCTGGATGGGTGATAAAAAAGCACGGTTTGTCGGACGACACGACTTCAAGACCTATAAAGAGTTCGTGCAGTCGCTGGCTGATTTGCTGGGTTCTGCCGACATAGCCATCGCCCACAACGGGTTGCAGTTCGATAACAAGATGAGCAATACTTTCTTCTTACAAGAGCGTATCGACCCCCCACAACCATTTAAAACGATTGATACGTGTCGAGTAGCTCGCAGTGTGTTTAAGCTCCCCTCGAACAGTCTGAGGGACTTAGCAGACTTTCTGGGGCTTGAGGGCAAGAAAGACATTACCTACGCCGACCTTGAAGACGATTATATGGGTGACAGTACCTCACGGCGCACCATCCGCCTTATGAGTGACTACACACGCAGGGACGTTGATTTGCTCCAAGAGATTTACATGATTATCCGACCATATGTAAAGGGTCACCCAATCGTCACGTCATACAGTGAAACGCTTGACGCTTGCCCTATCTGCGCTGGTGACAATATTCGTTATAAGGGGACGCAGATTAACCGTATCACTCGCTACAAACGCTATAAATGTTTGGATTGTGGCGCACCGCTGCGTGGTAGGCTCCCTGACCCATCTATTAAACCGACACTGGTGGGCGCATGAACGACGAGCCTCTCATTCATCGTGAACCATTAGAAGACGCTATTGAAATGGCAGATGGGCGGAGGCTTGAGTTTAATCGAGAGACGGCCGTGGTAGTCGAACACCACGAAGACTATTCTGAATTTGACCACCTTTTTATAAGCCAGATGGGTGCAATCGGTATTCGTCTGTTTGGCATCAAAGCCTCACCGATATACGAGTACCTTATCGAACGAGACTACAATCAGCTGTATATGCACTATCCCTCAGACGCAACTATCCTCGTGTGGATAAATATGCAAACCTCTCAAATGGAAGAAGAACTGGAGGGTGACGTAGGAGGAGAGCTTGATGGGTGAAATTTTCCCCTTTCCCAGTGAACGCAACCGTGAGTATATTCGCTCGCAACTTAACAAGGCAGCAACCCTTGCTATCCAGATAGAAGACCTTCAAGAGCAGCGTAACGATATACTGCGAAGTATTGGTATGCTGGCGGAAGACCATGAGTCGTGAACATCTGCCCTCGAAGCTGGCTATTGCTACTTTGGTCGGCGGTGTTCTGGCTTATGAGGCACTTGCTCCAAAAGAAGAATTGATTACTGATGAAGTACGGCGTGTCCGTAAGGGCAAGCTTGGGAACTTTGCTGTACAAGCCATCGTGTGGACGACTGCACTCCATCTGAGCGGCTTCCATGAGGCTACAGGTACACAGCACCTTGATTGGCTCCATAGGGTTAGTAGGTTGTTCAAGGGATGATATAATAAGATTGCCTCACCCACCTTGAATGGCCTCGGTGGGTTTTGCGGTAGTATACAACAAAAGAACCCTCATATATAGTGAGGGTTTGTTGTTTATAGACAGGACTGGGTGCTAGTAACTCTGCGCTGGGCGTTCAACGGGTAACAATGACCCAACACTCGCCTTCATGTGTTAATAGCAGCCAGTTCTATCTATAAAGGTTCCGCCTAACTGCACAGTTTCTCTCGGTTACATTATACCACGCTTAGCCATTTCGTTTTTAGCGCTTGCAATGAAGTATCCACGGGGGTTTGTCTTACCAACCTCTTTAGCCATTCCTGCTAAACGGTGGATGGTACCATCATCTAACCTCCATGCGATTCTTAAAAAGGCGGGTATATACTCTGGTGCATTAAAGGTTTCACTTAAGTACTGTGCCATCTTGTCGGTATCTCGTTGTGTTCTCCTAGGAACTAGGGAGTTTAAATTTCCTTGGTCCTTGGTCCTAGGAGTGAGGACGGAACCGATATGAACTGGTTGACTCATTTTTTGCATTCCTAAACAACCCATCTGTTGATAGTTGGGTATTACTAAGTTATATTGATTAGTTTTTAGTTAGTCTGCAGACTTTTAGTACCAAAAAACCGCCTGTTTAGGGCGGTAATTGGTTTCCTCGTTAACCTAAATACATTATATAGCGTTACGGGAACAATTACAAGCCCTACATGTAGTTTCTTGTGGGGGCTTTCATGGGTTAAGAGGAAAGTCCTTGTAACAATCATACTCTAAAGTGAAAAATCTTACAATACGCTAACGCAAACTGTGGACAACATGTGCAAAACTATAATACCCTGTCAAGGTAAACTAAAACCGCCCACGTGCGAGTAGCTATGGGCGGTAAATATTTTGTGTTTTAGCAAGAGGGCGTCCCTCTGGAATGTACTCAGAGGCAAGCCTATTGCCCACTGTGTGGGGAGTATAGCAAAAATAGCTCCATTTGCGTAGAGCTATTCTGCGTGACGACAGGTTGGCTTGGAAAAAAAGTGGAGGGTATTACTTTTTATACCTATCGTCGTTAATAAAGTGGATGTACGATGGTGGCGAGTTCATTATACCGTACGTGGTTTGATAATGCAATAAAAACAACACCGCCCATAGAGAGCGGCATTGCACGTGTCCTCGTATGCAAGAATTTGGACAAAAACAACATACGATTACTTTATGTATTATAACACACAAGAATCTCCCACAAAATACTTGTATTGTGCGTTAGCTTGTGCTACACTTATTGCAGAGTTAAACGAAAGGACAAACCATGACAGTAGAATTAAGTAATTGTTGCGACGCACTTATGCAGGGCGAACCATCAAACAACTTTATGTCTGGCAGCGAAGAAATTGAAGGACGCTGTGCAGACTGCAAGGAAATGGCAGTATTTACACCAGAAGATGAGGAGCGAGCATAATGACAACAGAACGTAAAGACAGCCTATTGCTCTACGGAGTACTTATCGGCATAGTAATCGCCATTGTATTGTTTGGCGGGAATGTGCATGGGAGCTTGTAATGAGAGGTGTATCAATCTTAAACAGTGTAGACCTAAAAGACGGAACTGCTTACATACAGATAAATCCATTTGGCATTAAAAATAAACCAATGGTGACAATATCTTTTGATGATATAGGTGGTTCATCCTATTCAGTCATGCTGTCAGTAAAAGAGCTAAGACAACTTAACGAGGCAATTACTGCAAGCTTAGAGGAGAACGAATAATGAGTCGAGCAACACAGGACGCACTCCTACGACAATTAAAAGAACCGTTCGACCCGAACTTCGTAAAATGGCGCATTGGTCAAGTAAGTAAGGATGGTACAAAAGCGACAGCGTTTGCCTATCTTGATGCACGAGAAGTGTATAAACGATTAGATGATGTTTGCGGTATCGGTGGTTGGCAGGATAAAATTATCGAAATCAAAGATGGTTTCATTTGTGAATTATCAATCTTAATTGATGACAAATGGGTAACGAAATCTGACGCTGCTGACTTTACCGACATGGAAGCAATTAAAGGTGGTGCCTCAAGCGCATTGAAACGTGCCGCAGCCGTATGGGGTGTAGGACGTTATCTATACTATCTACCAGTCGTTTGGGTGCCGACAAAGGTACTTTATACTAAAAAGAACGGTGACCCTGTATATGGGTTTGCTGAACAGCCACAACTATCAGGTCACTTCCTGCCGAATCATAACGTCGAACGATGGGAAGATGTACTAGAACTAGAATTAGCAAAGCAAAAAGAACTTGAAGATGATACGCAGTCACCAACTGACAAGAAACAAGCACTAAAGGACAAACTTAGTGAAAATAATTAATGTCTCCTCAAAAAACGACCGTGAAGCGTGGCTCGACCTCCGCAGGGGCGTTGTTACCGGCACCAAGGCAAAGACCGTCTCACCACCGAAGCGTGGCAACGGCACCCCCCAGGGCATCTATGAACTCCTAGCCGAAAAGGTCGCCATTGCTAAAGACGGCGAAAAAGAAATGGACAGGGGACTACGCCTCGAAGAAGAAGCTTTGCTAAAAACACAGGAAAAATACAAACTTGATTTTACTCTCGACGCTGGCATGTGGTTTAGCGACGATGGAAAACTCGCCGTCTCACCCGACGCTGCCGAAGTTGGTGACAGGCCGACCTATGCTGGTGAAGCAAAGTGCCTCGATAGCAAGAATCACCTCCAAGGTATATTGAATGACTGGGAGGCTCGGAAGCTTCCAACCTATAACCCACTCGATAGTTTGGTTATCGGCACCTCAGATTTTAAAGCACAGGCAATCCAGTACTTTGTTATCAATCCTCATTTACAGACACTCTACTTTACGCTCTATGACGACCGACAGGCACTCGATAACATCGTCCATTACGTGATTGTTATCAAGCGAGAAGATGTAGACGAGTACGTTGATGGACAGGAAGCTTACGAACGTGACGCTCTAGCACGTATTGAGACAATGATTAAGACGTTAAAGAGTATCAAATGAGTAAGAAACCATCCTACTTCACAGCGAACATCAATAAGCTAAATGCTTTATGTGAACAGCGTGGTTATTTAATAGAGAATATTGGTGACGAACTACAGTACCGTGTCTATGGCGCAACCCATGTAATAGATATATGGCCGTCACGAATGGTATACCACCGCATAAAGGGTGAAAACATATCAGCAAACGAACCATACTATCGTGGGCTAGATTGGGAGTTTAATGAAAAGCAGGTTGCTCATTTACTAGACACAGGGGAATTTGTAAAGTGAGTGACAAGCCAAAGTCCCAATCTCAACGCCTCAGAGCAGCCTTATTCATCCTCTGGGAACAGAAGACGGGTGATAAACCCGAATTTGAGGAATGGTATCACCAACAAATGGAATACATCATCAACGCCGTAAAGGACAGACTAGAATGACCGACGAAGAACTTGAAGCCTACTACCAAAAGCGCACCATGACGATTACCGTTAATGACGCAGTTATGGGTAAGTCTATCTATGACAAGCCGAAGAAGCACATCAACCAACGCAATACAGCCCGTGAAGCCTATAAGAGCATCCAGCCCGAACTAGGGGAACGCCAACAGCAAGTGTATGACTGTATATCGCAGGCTAAGCGACCCATCTGCGATTTAGAGGGAAGCAAGCACCTTGGCCTGCCTATAAGCTCATATGTGGCACGACGTAACGAATTAGTAGAGATGGGCATCGTAAAAGAATACACACGCTCAGTGAACCCTGAGACGGGTAAGAGAGTGATATACTGGCAAGCAAATGGGTAAATGGCGGAGAGCAAAGTCATTGTCACGAATATGGCAACGCAAGTTTCTCGTTAATAAATATGGTGGTGATTGTTATTTGTGTGGAAAACCTTTTGAGAAGATGGGGGACATCACTATAGACCACTGGGTACCAATCAGTAAGGGCGGGCTTGATGATATTGAGAACTATCGACTAGCTCACTTGGCCTGTAATCATTTGAAGGATGATTTAACTCCTGAGCAATGGATAGAATTTCAGAGTGGCTTAATAAGGTACGAATAAAATGCCAGTACAGAAGATGTGCAAAGATTGTGGTCGCTCTATCATCGTATGGTCTACCCTCCAAACACGCTGCCCCAAATGCCAACAGGCACGGAGCAAGGCGAAACCACCGAGGAAGATTAAGCAAGTAGGTGGCATAACTAAGAAATGGCTTGCGACTCGTCGACAATGGTTCAAAGAGAACATGCCCAATGAACAGGGTTTCTACATTTGCTATCTCTGTAATAAATGGCTTGACCATAAAGAAACAACCTTAGACCACATTAAGAATCGTAGTAGCCATCCTGAGCTGCGCTATGAAATGAGCAACCTCGCCCCCTGCTGTAGTACCTGTAACACATTTAAGGGTAGCCAGAGTTTAGAAAACTACTTGAAAACCAAAAGCGCTCGTGATATTATTTAAGCACAATCACTTAACGAAAGGGCAGATAATATATTGTATTTATATACCCTATTATGTAATATAAATACATGATTATAGAGGTAACAGGAGGAAAGGTTGTTATAGACAATGACGACCTTGAGAAAGTGCAACAGTACAAATGGCACATTAGCAATACGGGGTACGCTGTTTGGCGGGGAATAAAAGACGGAAAGAAGCAAACAATACGGATGCACCGTTTAATAGCGAATACGCCACACGGAATGATTACTGACCATATAAACCAGAATAGATTAGATAACCGAAAAGAAAACCTTAGAGCTTGTACGCACTCAGAAAACATGCGTAATTTGAGCAATCAAGGTAAGGGTTATTGGTTTCAAAAGCAGAATAATAACTGGGTTGTAGAAGTACACGGAAAGCATATAGGCGTATTCCAGACCGAGGAACAGGCACAAAAAATAGTGGTACTAGTAAGAAATGGCGGTACTTATATTAAACCAGAAAGAACAGAGTGCCGATACGGTCATTCACTTGAAGATGCCTACATAGTAAGGGGTAGGAAAACGTGTAAACCGTGCCAATCATTAAGAAGTAGAAAATATTATAGAAGGAGGATAGCATCATAGCAGGCACACGACTCGGCGGTTTGAAGGCCGCCCAAACGAACAAAGAGAAACACGGACCAGATTTTTTTGCAAGGATTGGAAAAATTGGCGGTAGCGCACATAATCGTGGCGGTTTTGCCTCAGACATCAAGTGTCAATGCAGTGAATGGACAGGACTCCACTACAAGCGAAATTGCGCTGGTAAGCTCGGTGGGACAATCAGTCGCAGGACTAAAGTACCAAATAAAGCATAATTGGTATTGACAACAAGCTTACGCTTTGATATACTGCTTATGTAAACAAAGAACAAAGAAAGGACAACATGAGCAAAGACACAAAAACACCACGTACCTACACAACCAAAGTAATTGCAAAGGCGCTTGCACCCTACGTCGTTATATTAGTACTAGGGGCAACGTTCGCTGGAGTAGTTGCTGGTTGGACAATGCGAAGTGACTTCGATGGAACAATCCGTCAAGAAGTAGCAGCACAGTACGCAGAACTAAAAAAAGCAGACAAGTAACCCCTCCCGCCAAGGTTACACCACCAGTACAGGCGGTCGCACTGATACAAGAGACACCCAATCTCGAAGCAGAGGCTAAGATGTTTATCTATTACCATGAATCATCCCATCGTGTGGATGCGGTAAACCCATCTTCCTCTGCCTGCGGGATTGGGCAAAGTCTCCCCTGTGAAAAGATGGCAAGCGTCTGTCCGAACTGGCGCACCGATTACGACTGTCAGGACAAATGGTTCTCGGCCTACATGACGCAGCGATACTCTACATGGAGCAACGCAAAGGCATACTGGCTGTGTACCGGAGCTTGTACGAATAACTACGGCACGATTATAAAGGAGAACACTTGGTGGTAGATTTAACCCCAACCAACCTACTGGAAGAATGGCTCATCGATTGGCAGCTATACAGCCTCCAGCATAGACACTACCCGAATAGGCAGTATCTATGGGAGCGGTTTATCCGAACGAAGTAACCTGTGGAAAAGTCCCCCATGCGAGAGGGGATTTTTCTTATGCAAAATGCTTGTAAATTGCGTAAGCTTGTGATAGAATGGATATAGAATTAAGAAAGGACAACATGGAAAAACAATCAACTAAGATACCTGTGTACGACGACAGCGAAACATATATCTACGATTACTTCGACGGTGAATGGTACTGCGCCCACGCCAACAGTTATACCGAAGAAGCTTGCTGCTCGACCACTGGCTCATCTGGTTACATCGAATGTGGCTGCGGTGGTCAGGACGAGGTTATATGCCCTAATCAGGACTGCACCGGTATAGAGATTAAAGCTAAGTTAGAGGAGAAATGATGAGCAAGCTAAAACTATTTATTGCAGCACTACTCATAGCGACTGTGGCATCTGTAGGGACTGTCGTGGCAAAGGAAGTATTGCTACCTGAGACAGAAAATATATTCACTGTTGCCGACGCAGAACGTAGGACATCAACTGTAACTACATTCAAACACGGTGGCAATCGCTGCTATGTAGTCACAGATGTTGGCGGCGGTGAACATGACATACGTGGTATTAGCTGCGTGAGATTTGCGAACTAACCAGACCTAGAGTCCACTAAGTAATAAAGAAAATAAGGAGAACAATTATGACAAAGCAAGAAACTATCACACTAAACGGCAAAACTTATATCGAGTATGTAGAGGGTACCGAAATAAAACCAGCAGTAGAGACAGACCACATTATCGTTATCGCACAGCGGGGATGGATATTTGAGGGGCACAAGGACAAATCGGTGACGGATAAAATCCAACTCTTAAATGCCAATGTTGTCCGTTCGTGGTCGAATCAAAAAGGTATCGGTGGTCTATGCAAGAAGGCACTTAAGAAAGACTACACCTTTGATGAGGTCGGCACTATTTCATTTGCTAATGAGGGCGTTATTGCCACTATAGACATCACGGAGTGGTAGAGATGAACTATCAAAGAAACCCTAACTTTGTAGACGTTATACAGCCAATGTCGTTGGATATGACAGGTAAGTACGGCTACGGCGACGGCGACGGCAACGGCTACGGCTACGGCGACGGCTACGGCTACGGCTACGGCGACGGCTACGGCTACGGCAACGGCAACGGCTACGGCAACGGCAACGGCTACGGCTACGGCTACGGCTACGGCAACGGCAACGGCTACGGCGACGGCAACGGCAACGGCAACGGCAACGGCTACGGCTACGGCTACGGCGACGGCAACGGCAACGGCTACGGCAACGGCAACGGCGGTATCTTATGACCCCATCTAATACCAGCAATGAAGTAAAGACAACCGTGAGTGATGTGCTAGATGAATACATGTCTGAGGCTTGGCGTGAAGGACACAATGAACAGCCATACTCAGAAGTCGAATACTGGAAAGCCGAATGTTTAGCCACTATAGAGAAGTTACTGCTAGAGGTGATACGAGATGCAGAGATTAAATACGAAAAATACGGTGAATGTCCAGCTTGTACCGCTTCCATGATGTACCAGTGCTCTTGCGATACCGCTAGTCTATATACCGTCAATAAGATAGAAACCACATTAAAAGCAGTGCTATATGGAGAACAATCGTGAGTAAATCAACAACCTACAAACTCTTGCTTGGTAATCGGAACACAAAGGATTCTGAACGAGCAGTACTCCCAACAATTTTATACGCATCAAAGAAGGAAACTGTTGGCGTTACACAATTCAGAGTATCTGCCCTAACTATCGGTTGGTGGGCGTGGGGTATCGGAGTAATGAGAACGAAAGTCAAGACCGTATGAACCAGCTAACTAACAGCCCCTGTCGGGTGCTATATGGAGAGAAGAAATGAGTAACCGAGATTGGAAAATGTTTTATTTAGGAGGGGCAGCCGCTATTACTGCTTGCATCATTGGTGCGCTAATCGGGAAGCTGCTGTCATGACAGATACATCTAATAGCCTACTGAGCGAGGATGAGCTATTTACCCAGATAGCTACCAACCTCGCATTTGATGAGGGCTGGGACGACACACAAGCCCGTTTTGTAAGGCGCAAAGACATTAAATCTATAGTTAACCTCATCCAATCCCAGAAGCTCGCATATCTCGAAAGTCGTATTGGGGATGAGGTGGTCGTCAATGAAGCCTATTGGGATGGAGTCAATTCCGAGAAGAGGCGCTTGCGAAAGATTGTAGAGGTTGAGCGCAAGAGGAGCAACGTATGACAGGTGTTAATAAATACATCAGTGAATGCCACGATGCACCTGTGCGTGTTGCGGGCGATAGTTTTGGCGAGGGTACGAACCATTACGTTTGTATTGAATGTAAAGAGCCGTGTGACTTCTACGCCGAGTTTCAGAAGCCAGTTCCTACTCCCCCTAATCCTAACAATGAGATAGAAGCGGAACTGCGAGAGCAGATAACCACAATCAAAAACCGACTCGCAGGACGTATTGAAACGCACCGCAAGGTGGCGAGATTAAGTCACTGGAGCAACTCAGAACTTGAGCAGGTCATTAAAGAGGACGGCTGGATATTTGAGGACGAGATGCTTGCTCTTATGGAGGCTCATACCCAAGAACAAATAAGGCTGGCACGGTTGGACGAGCTACTTCATGTATACGACACCGACGCACTCTACTTCTACGACGACAAAGAAGATTCAACAACTGTAGGGAGGCGCATTAAAGAACTAAGAGACAGTGCTACTGAGTATTTGGATAAATCAGTAAAAGGAGATAAGTAAGATGATTAAAGTAAATTTAGTCAAACGGATTCGCTTCGCCCTATTCGGCTACATGACCGTGGACGTTATATGCCCTCATGGAAGGTTTTTGACAGGTACGTATCAAACAGGTTGGTCTACTCATTGGGGATGTGACGATTGCCCGTTGAAGATTGATATTAAGTGGCATGACGGTAAGGACTCATAATGCCTACTGATACTAAAGAAGAGCCGAAATACCATCCATGCAACGTCTGTGGAATTGATGCTGTGGCTTGCCTTAGCCCTGATATGGATGTTAAAGGACTGTGTTTTTGCAAAGAGCATCAGCGCAAAGTATCAACAGTTTACATGCTTTTGATGAGTGGAGATGACGCTCAGGTGGAGATATTAATGAAAGATTGGAAGCATAAATGACCACTAATGAAAATGAAGATATAGACGAAAAATGGATGGAGATACCTGACTTTCCCGGCTATCAGGCTAGTACGGCGGGACGTATCAAGTCACCTAAGAAAGTTCTTAACCCTTATAAGAACCCAGGTGGCTACATGACAGTGAGTCTCCACAAAGAAGACAAGCAGTACAACAGACGTGTTCATCGCCTTGTTTTGAGTACCTTTAAGCCTAATGATGACGCAACACTAAGTGCTTGCCACATAGATGGAAATAGCGTTAACAACTTATTGGTTAATCTGAAGTGGGGTAATCAGAAAGAGAATTATGCAGACGCTCGACGGCACGGAACTGCACCTATGGCTGAACGACACGGGCTTGCGAAGCTAGACAAAGTTAAGGTCGCAGAGATACGCAGAGCACTTAAGAACAAAGAAAGCCAACGCAGTATAGCCAAGCGATACGGCGTACACCAAACTTCAGTAGGTCACATTAATCAGGGGGAAATATGGACGACAGTATAGACTCAATACTCAGAGACTTTGCAGATGGTATTGCAGCCGAGGAAGCATGGGTCGATGCTAAGGCTTCTTTGGAGCGTCTTATGAAGCTACGAGTAATAGAAGAAATGGAAGCGCTACCTGTACGTGGTCGAATACTTGGTGATGGTTTACGCATGGATTATATCGGGCTTGACGCGGTTCATGAGCGCATAGCCACCCTTAAGTCTGAACTACAGGAGATTGACTCATGAGTGGCTATACCTGTCCTCACTGCCTCCTCAGCTTAGAGACATGGGGTGAATGGCAAATCCATATCGAGCATAACCATGTGATACTAGATAAGCATGAGCATCGCTATACGGTAGCAGTTGAGTGGGAATACTTTAGGCGGGACTCAGACGGTGATGAACCGGTGTTCCATAGTGACGCTGTTCGCAAGAAAGTAACAACGCTCAGGTGTGAAACTTGTCCCGAAGAGATAGAACGAGAGGATAACTGATGAATAGATACCAAAAAACAGCAGAAACCAAGAAGCTTAAATACGGCAAAGACTGGTTTGCAAAACAAGGAGCCAAGGGCGGACGTGCTAAAGTGGACAAGGGCTTCGCAATCACAGGAACTGGCAAAGAAGCCGCCAATAAACGATGGATAAAGGTGAAATATGAAAATAGAGAACAAGATATATCTGTTAACAATAAGATATGAGTACGACATCGCATGGGAGGATATTCAATGAGTGAATACCATGCTCCTCACTACATGGAAACGTACTACAAATCACGCATAGCTGAATTAGAACGCCAACTAGCTATGGCACGGGCAGAACTCGCACGTATAGCCTTGAGAGACGCTCAGTAGCTTGTACCGACACCATAGAGGCAATCAACCGTTATTGTGTAGGATTTACGCCTACTAGCCGAAGCTATGCCCTTGTTATGCCGGTAGAAACCACCGAACCTTACAACACTAATCATTATAGCATAACCATAATAGAATGTCAACCCTATTTATAAAGATTATGTAATGTGATATAATGCACTCCATAATACAGGTGAAATACAGGTATGCCATTTCCTAACACTGATACTCAATTCAAACCAGGTGAATCAGGTAACCCAGCAGGTAAGCCTAAAGGGGCTATTCACCTCAGTACAATGATTCAAGACTACCTTAATGAAGAGCTTGACCCTGATACCGTAAACCCTAAAGAAGTAGGCAAGACACGCATGAAAGCCCTTGTCGCCACAGCATTTATCAAGGCCGACGCAGGGGATAACAAATGGGCTGAATGGCTCGCTAAATACGGTTATGGGCAGAAACTACAGTTAGAACATAGCGGTGAGGTGAACACTGGCACGAATGACCCAACCCTTGCAGCACAGTTCGCTGACTACATCAAAGAGAAATCTAGGGACTAGTAGTAAGATTGACCAGATGTTATAATACTGGCAATGAAGCGTATCTACCTCAAGGGAAAGTACTCGTACCTATTTTGTATTGTGGACGATGATGACTATGAAGAGTTGTCCAAATACAATTGGTTTTACAATAATTGCGGCTATGCGATAAAGAATAAAACCGGAGACTCACCAAGGCAGTATATGCATCGTTTCGTAATGGGTGCTGTCAGCGGTCAGATTGTAGACCATATAAACCAAGATACATACGATAACCGAAAAGAAAATTTAAGGTTTGTTACAAAGAGTATCAATGCACGTAACTCAAAGAAGAGATTAAAAGTGTCCTCAAGCGGATATACTGGTGTGTATTGGTCAAAGGTAAAGGACAAGTGGTCTGCCCGAATATCTATTGACGGCAAAGAAATATCACTAGGCTATCACTCTAATCTTGATGACGCAGTTTCAGCAAGGCGTGAAGCAGAAACCTTATATGCAATCACCTAGTAATGAAGACCTCCAATCGTCCTCCGTCCTTGCATGGGTACTGCTTAATAAGATGGTTAACGAAAACTTAAAGCCTATCGAGTTCAAAAATCATCGTTTTCTTATTGACTACATGGCAGACCAAGCCCCAGTCAAGGTGACGATTAAAGCAGCACAGGTGGGGCTAACCGTTGCCGAAACACTAGACAACTTCCATCTAGCGCATTACCGCAACATGAACGTCATTCACACACTCCAGACTAAGGACGTTATTAAGGGCTTCGTGTTCCCAAAGGTGAACCCTATCATCTCAAACAACAAAGCTATTAAAGATGTGGTGACGATAGACTCAGAGGGTCTTAAACAGGTAGGTAATGCCTTTGTCTACTATCGTGGTGCCAATGCTGAGAGTCAGGCGATTAACATTTCAGCTGACGTATTGAAGATTGATGAGTACGACCGCTCCAACCCTCAAGTGGTTGCGATGTTCCCCTCACGCCTTGACGCAAGTGAGTACGGATGGAAACGATACTTCTCTAACCCCAGTATGGTTGGCTTTGGTGTTGATGGCATGTACCGCAAATCTAATCAGTTTCATTGGTTCATCAAGTGTGGGCATTGTGGGCATAACTGGTACATTGACTTTGAGCAATCGAAAGACCCTGACGATTTAAACCACTACGTTGATAAAGAAAAGGCTATCTATGCTTGTGGCAAGTGTGGTGGCGAAATCACTGACAGCGATAGGCGCAACGGTGAATGGGTGGCAAAGTACCCTGACAGGGAATGGCATGGTTATTGGTTCTCGCAGCTTATGGCACCGTGGAAATCTGCTAAAGAGATACTGCAGAAGTATGAGGATGAGCCGATTGATGTGTTTCACAACATGACACTAGGTAAAGCGTACACCCCATCAGACATGCTGGTAGACCGCCAAGCTATCCTCCGTGCCTGCGCCCCTTCAACGATTGAGAAGCGTCACGTAGCGATTGGCGTAGACCAGAACGTGAACAACCAAATATGGGTAGCTGGTACGCCTGAAGGTGTCTTTGCTTATGGGAAGTACGAGTCATGGGAGGAGATAGAACGCCTCAAGCTGATGTACAACGCTATTGTCGTACTCGACCCGAACCCCTACCCAACCAAGCCGAAACAGTTGGCCGAGAAGTACAACGATGTCTACCTCTGCTACTTCAAGCCACAAGAGGGCATGAACATCATCAAGCGTGATGGACAGAAGGTCTTAGCCGACCGTACTCGACTGCTCGATATGGTGGCGAGTGAGATAGTGGAAGCCAAGCTACTGTTCCGCCAGCGTCCTTCTGAACTTGAAGAATACATCGCCGACTGGGGCAACATCTACCGCACCACTACCGAAAAGGATGATGGCCGTGTCAAGTCTGAATGGCTCAAGAAAGAGGGCAAGAACTCTGACTACTCATTCGCCACAGCCTACATGAGGATTGGCCTGTCGTTCATGATTGGCAGTGAATCACGCTTACTCGAACCACAAGAGAGCAAGTCTACGATTGTAGGTGATACGACACTGGGTAGTGTTGTGCGTGATACGTTAAATGGGTTATAATACTCGCAAGCACTTTTACATCTACGGCCAAGTTATAGTCAAAGGAGAAGTTTTAGTATGAAAGTAAAAGTTTTAGATGTAGATGGAAAGTTTCGAGATAACCCTGATTTTCCAGTTGCAGTAGTCCGTGACCAAAGAGACGAAAGTACAAATGAGTTTGTAGGCGGTCTTATTATTGACCCTGTGTTAAATTACTCTGTCTATAATAACCTGTTTGGACGCATTATGACGCTCGTAGAAGCAACGACAGATGCCTCAAAACTCAAGCCTGTAAAAGACTTGTTTACTAAGGAATTAGCGTCTTGGAACAGTGATGTGTACAATTCAGCTAGAGAGTTGTCGAATGGTGGCAATAGTAGTCGCAACCTGTATTCACGACACTCACCAGTAGTACCAGCAGAAGATTAATTAAACCACTTGGCCGTGGTTGTAAGAGTACGCAATTAACATATCACCCCTGTAATAAAAGCATTTCAATTAAACCGTTAGTAGTGTATAATGCAAGTAACTCTGACCGCTACCAGATAATTTTATATTATGGAAGAACGCTATAAGGTACTGGTCATGCTGCGGCAGTCAAGCCGCCCAAAGTCGTATGACTTCCACTGTTTCCGTTGCAATATGAAAATCTGTGAAATCTCTGGCTCTGACGTGGTGATGTTTGATGATGCCATTAACATCTACCAGAAGGTCACGACTGGTGTGAAGTGCAAAGGCCGACTCGCTAATAACGGTGGACGCTGTACACTGATGTTCTTCTTTGAGGAGGTCAAGTAATGGACCCCCAACCAATAATCGGCCAGAATAACGCTTACACCGAACGTTTCGATACCCTCTATCTTCAACCCGAAGACATTGAGTCCTTCGTCCTCGCCACACCTGATGATAAGCTTCGCCAGTCTCTCATCCGTGAATTAGACCGTGACCGTGACTATTGGAACCAACGCCCGTGGAATCTTGAGAACACGGACAAGACTGCAACTGCGTACTTCCTTGGTGAGCAAACAACCGATGGCAACTACTACGTTGAGGATGACTCATACAAGGACAACCGCCTCTTTACTGGTGTCCGAGCGATTATGTCCTACGCCTTTGGCCAGATGGCGAAACCTGAACTTACCCCAAGTAAGGGTGATGACATTTATCTCAAGGCTGCTCGTGACCTGCAGATGGCACTGTACCAACATTCGCTTGATGAGAAGGCAGACCGCAAGTTCCGTGCTGCTGGCCTCAACATGGTGATTCGCAAGCGTGGCTACCTCAAGGTTAGGTACGATGAGAACGAGGGCTATGACGGTGATGTAGTCACGGAGATTTGTAACCCCGAAGATATTATTGTGTCTCGTGATGCCAAGTATCTGTCGAACCCAACAAGGATTTATCACCGCCTCCGCTGTTCCGTTGATGAGTTATGCGCTCGCTTCCCCGATAAGAAAGACGAGATATTCAAAGCCTTTGGTATTATCCAAGGTCGTTACACACAGGTATCAAAGGAAGTCACCTACTTTGAGTGCTGGTTCACCTACATAGATGGTGGCAAGAAAAAGGAAGCTGTGGCGTGGTTCCTCCCTGACGCTGAACTTATCCTCGATAAGATGCCGAACCCGAACTGGATTTACACCGGCAACGACAAGAAAGACAAGGAAGTTAACCTTGTCAGCAACCCACCAAAGCCATTCGTGACCTTCAACTACATGAATCTTGGTGAGTCCTACATTGATGAGACTTCATTGCTAGAGCAGGCCAAGCCACAACAAGAGCTTGTGAATCGTCGTGGCAAGCAAATTACCGACAATGCTGATTATGTCAACGGCCGATGGGTAGCCTCCAAAGAAGCCTTTAACGAAGAGGATGCACAACGCCTGATTAACAAGGGGCCAAAGACCGTCGCCCTTGCCTCGTCTAAAGATGTGAACGGCAACATCGCTAACGCCCTCGTGAACGTCGGTACGCAAGCCCTCCCTAATTACATGGTGAACACCCTCTACGATGCTCGTGGTGAGGTTGACAACATCCTCGGCACACCAGCTCAGTTCCGTGGCGCACAACCACAATCTGACGATACAGCGACTCGTGACCTCCTCGTGAAGCAACAAGCCGGTGCCTTGCAAGACGACCTTGTGTCCTCCGCTGCTGAATCTGCCGAAGTCTACTACAAGCTCAAACTCCAGCTGATGAAAGTCAACTACAGCGAAGACCACTGGTTTACCTGTCGGGGTGCAGATGGCAAGTACATCTTCATCATGCTCAACGGTAAGAACATCGACTCAAACGTCAAGATTGGTGTCCAGACCGACTCCACTCTGCCACTTGATAAACAAGCTATCCGTGCTACAGCGATGAACCTCTCGGCTCAGAACAAGATTGATTACCTGACACTTATGCAAGACCTTGGCCTCCCAGACCCTGAAATGCGAGCTGAACGCTTCTACCGCTCACAGACTGACCCAACAGGCTATCTCAAGTCTATCGAGCTATCGGAGATTGACACCG